GGCACCGAGCGCCTCACCAGTGCCTTTCGTCAGCTCGGCATCGGTCTCGCGGTGTTCACGGCCGGGGCGGCGGCTGTCGCCGGTGCGCTGTCGCTCGCGAACGCGGCCGGTCGCTTCGAGCAGGGCCTCGCCGCGGTCGGAGCCGTCACCCGGGCGACGACCCGAGAGCTCGCCATGCTCCGCGACGCTGCGATCCGGGCCGGCATCGAGACGCAGTTCTCACCCGACGAAGCCGTCGCGGGTCTCCAGTCCCTGGCGACCGCGGGGCAGACTGCCGAGCAGGCTACTCGCACGCTCGTGCCGGTGCTCGATCTCGCGGCCGGCTCGCTCGGGCAGCTCGGCGTGGCCCAGGCCGCCGAGGCCGTGGTCGGCACGCTCAACGCCTACGGGCTCGCGGCCGAGGAGGCCGCCGGCGTCACCGACAAGCTGCTTCGCATCACGCAGCTCACGAACTTCCAGACTCGTGACTTCGAGGCGGGGCTCTCGAAGGCTGCGGCCACGGGTGCGGTGTTCAGCCAGGGCCTCGATGACGTGCTGATCACGATGGGCCTGCTCCGCAACCGCAACATCGACGCGTCGAGCTCGGCCACCGCCTTCCGCGAGTCCGTCCGCCGCGTCGGCGCCGAGAGCCGTGCTCAACAGGCGATCACGAGCGCCGGCGTGAAGGTCTTCGACGAGCAGACGGGCCAGATGCGCTCGATCGTCGACATCATGAACGACTTCGCCCAGGCGACCGCAACCATGAGCGACGAAGAGCGGAACCGTCGGGTGGTCACGGCCTTCGGTGCGCGGGGGCTCTTGGCCTTCAACGCCATCCTGAACGCGAGCTTCACGACGATGCGCGACGGCCAGCAGGTGACCTTGCGCGGCGCGGAGGCCATCGCGGCACTGCGAGACGAGATGGGCGGAGCCCAGGGAACCGCGGCACGCTTCCGTGAGCAGCTCCTCGACACCTTCGAAGGCCAGAAGACGTTGCTCAAGGGGACGCTGCAGACGTTCGCGGTCGTCCTCGGTGAGCCGTTCGCGGCCGTGTTCAAGCCGATCGTTCGCACGCTCGTCGACGTGCTCAACGCGATCCTGCGCGCGTTCCAGGCGATCCCGGCACCCATCAAGCGCATCTTCGCCGGCATCGTCCTCGCCGCCGGCAGCTTCCTCATGCTGGTCGGCGGAGTCATCGCCGCCAAGGCCTCGATCGCGCTTCTCGTCATCGCCTTCAAGGCGCTCGGCATCACGGTGGGCGGGATCTTGGCGACGCTGCTCCCGGCGATCCTGATCGTCGCGGTGCTCGGTGCCGTCATTGCCGGGTTCGTGGTCGCGTTTCAGCGCAACATCGGCGGCATCGCGGACTTCGCCCGCCGCATCGGTGAGCGGGTGAGCCTGTTTTTCAATGGGCTCAAGCAGCTCTTCGAGCAGGGCGGCTTCTCCGGAGCCGTGCGCGAGGAGCTGAACCGCGCTGAGAACCAGGGGCTCAAGCGATTCCTGATCTCGCTCTACCAGATCGTTTTCCGCATCCAGCAGGTCTGGGAGGGCTTCAAGGAAGGGTTCACGAGCACCATCGAGGAGGCCCGCCCGGTGTTCGACGATCTGATGGATGCCTTCAGCGAGCTCGGCCAGGAGATCGGCGCGCTCTTCTCGGGGCTCACGGGCAGTGCCGCGGGGCTCCCGTCGTCCGAGTTCCGCAGCTTCGGCCAGGCCGCAGGTGCAGCGATCGCCACGGTGGTCCGCTGGCTCACCCAGCTCATCGCCGTGTTCACCCGCATCACGAGCGGCATCATCGCGGGGTTCCGGTCGATGCAGGAGTTCATCGGGCCCGCGTTCGAGGTGGTGGGCGAGGCGCTCGGGCAGCTTCGCGACGCCTGGAACGCGCTCACCGGAAGCTCGAAGGACTCGACCAAGGCGACCAACGAGTCGACGAGCGCCTGGCGCTCGCTCGGGGAGTTCCTCGGGCAGGTGCTCGGTACGGTGGTCACCGTCATCACGCTCGCCTTCGCGGGGCTCATCAAGGTGGTGACCGCCGTCATCTGGGTGGTGAACACCGTGAAGGACGCGTTCATCGCGGCCGGCACCTGGATCGGCGAGACGGCGGCGAAGATCTACCTCTGGTTCACCGAGACGCTGCCGAACGCGATCTCGAACGCAATCGCCACCGTGGTTGGCTTCTTCCGTGCCATCGGCCAGTTCTTCGTCGGGATCGGACGTTGGTTCCTGGAGCTGTTCCGGTCGATCGCCGACGGCATCAAGGGGTTCCTTTCACCCGTGGTCGACTTTTTCCGCGGAGTGGGCCGCGCCATCAAGGCCGTGTTCGATGCCATCTCGGACTTCGTCATCAAGCTGCTGCGCAAGATCCCGGACGCGCTCTTGCCGGCGAGCCTCGAACGGCTGAAGCGATCACCGCTCTCGACCGAGGTTCGCACGGAGGACAGCTTCGCGGCAATCGGCGGCACCGAGAGCACGGCGGCCCGCTCGGAGGCGGCTACCTCCGCGATGCCAGCCGCAGCCGACACAGCGGGGCGTACCAACGAGTTCGCGCAGCTCGAGGCGAACATGATTGCGTTCGCCAACGCCCAGGCACAACGGCAAGGCCAGGCGCCGCCGTTTCAGATCAACGTCCAGGTCGACGGCGAGACGATCGCCCGGGCCAACCACCGAGCCGACCGCGATGTCGCGACGCGCTCCTTCTCGCCGGTGCCGGCGTACTGAGGTGACCGATGGGGATCGAGCTCGCCATGGTCAGACCTCCACGCTGCATGCTGGTAAACGTCACCAGCGGCGAGTCGCTGGAGTGCCTGTTCAACCCGACGCAGCTCACCGAGAAGGTCCAGGTCAACTGGAGCCGTCTCGCCGTTCCCGGGCTCTCGCACCAGGTGCTGCAGTTTCAGTCCACGAGCAACCGACAGCTCGCCGGCGTCGAGTTCTACCTCGACCGTTTCTTCGCGATCGAGCAACCGGGCGAACCCGACGTGCTCGACTTCCGCGCCTTCATCCGCTCGCTCACGGTTCCGCCCGCCGGAACCGAAGGCGTCGTCGACACGGCCCCGCCGCGAACGCTCTTCATCTGGCCGGAGGTCGTGACGATCGAGACCGTGGTCACGGACGTGGAATTTCAGTACCGGCAGCTCGGCGTGGACGGTCGCGTGCTCGTCTACGCAGCGACCGTGACCTTCGAGGAGATCCTCGATGTGCGCGTGACCTCCGAGGAACGCCGAGGGGAGGTCTGACGTGCCGCCGCGTGTAGGTTCCAGGTTCGGCTTCAGCCTCGGCGTCCACGACGACGCCGGTCTCTTGCAGCTCACCGATCGCGAGCCGTACCGCTTCCGGTCGCATGCCGACAACCGCGTCCACGTGGCCGTCCAGGGCGACACGTTCTGGGATCTCGCCGGCCGCTACTTCGCGCCGCTGCCCCGGGCCTGCGGCTACTGGTGGGCCATCGCGGACTTCCAGCCCGATCCGGTGGTGGACCCGACGCTCGCGCTCGAGCCCGGGCGACGTGTCTTCATCCCCAGCCTGCGCGTGCTCACCGACGTCATCCTCGGCGAGGCCGGCCGAAAGGAGCGCGCGTGACCAACCCCGTCTTCGACCGCAGCGCTCCGGGGGTCCGCATCACGCTGCTCGCCGATGAGAAAGCCGGCAGCGGCGAGCCGCTCGATCTCGCCGGCCGCATCATCGGCTTCACCTTCGAGGACGCCGAGAAGAAGGCGGACAAGGTGTCGCTGCAGCTCGACAACTTCGATCTCGGCCTCTTCGACCGCGAAGACCTGATGGGCGGCGCGGTGCTCGAGGTGTCCTGGGGCTACCGGGGCAACATGTCCGTGCCGCGCCGAGTGGTCGTCAAGAAGCTCAAGGGCTTCGGCACGCTCACCGTGGAAGGCCAGGCCCTATCGGCCTTGATGAACCGTGAGGCGAAGACCCGGAGCTGGGAGAACGTCACGCGCTCGGACGTCGCCCGGCAGATCGCCGAGGAGCACGGCTACGAGGGCCAGTTCGTCGACGTCGACGACACCGAGGAGACGCTCGATGTCGTCAACCAGACCGCCGAGACCGACGCCCGATTCCTGCGCCGCCTCGCTGCTCGCGAGGAGCTCGAGTTCTACGTCGACGACGGCGGCTTCCACTTCCACGAGCGACGCCAGAGTGCCGCGCCCACGCATGTCTTCACCTGGTACGCAGATCCGGGCCGGGGCGACGTGCTCAGCGTCAACGTCGAATCGGATCTGGTGCGTCGTGCTGGGCGCGTGACGGTGCGCGGTCGCGATCCGCTGCAGCGCGCGACCGTCGAGGCCTCGACGACGAGCACGTCCGCAGATCGCTCCACGATCAGCGAGGTGATCGAGGTCGTCGATCCCGAGACGGGCTCCACCTCGCTCGAGACCCGAAATGCGACGGCCAGCGTGCAGCCGACGTCGGTGACCAACGCTTCGCGAGCACAGCGCGAGTCCGAGGCGCGGTTTCGGCGAGCCGAGCGCGAGACCGTGAAGCTCTCGCTGCAGGTGGTGGGAGATCCGACCCTGCACGCCAAGAGCATCGTCGAGGTGCGCGGCATTTCGGGCCTGCTCTCCGGCAAGTACTACGTGAACGAGGTCAAGCACGTCATCTCGTCGTCGGGCTATGTTTGCGAGCTCAAGCTCACCCGCGACGGCACCGGTCGCCGCGCACGTGCCGTCGCACAGTCGCAGCGCTCGCAGGGGGGCTCACGCAACACCTCCCAGCCGCGCACCGACAGCGAGATGACCCAAGTCGAGGTCGTCGATCCCGAGACCGGTGCGACCCGCATCGAATACCGCCGCGACGGCAGGCCCGTCGGAGCCGGCGATCCGGAGGCACGACCATGAGCACCTTCGACGACGACATCGGAACCCACGACTCGCGCCTCTTGGGCATGTACGTCGGCTACGTCACCGACCGAAAGGACCCGGAGGGCCTCGGGCGCGTGCGCATCTGTGTCCCCGGGGTGCTGGAGCCGTTCAGCGCCTGGGCCTGGCCGCTCGGCACCTCGGGCGGCGGCATGAAGGACCACGGCTTCTTCGCCGTTCCCGAGGAGGGAGCCGAGGTGGCCGTGTTCTTCAACCAGGGGGACGTCGACGCGCCGTACTACCTGTCGGCGCACTGGGGCAAGCCAGACGGTGAGAGCGAGGTCCCTGAAGAAGCGCAGAAGGACCCGCCCGACGATCGCGTGATCGCGACGCCGACCTTTCGCATCGAGCTTGATGAGTCCGAGGGCGCGCGCAAGCTCAAGCTCACGAACCGTAAGACCGGCGACCACCTGATCTTCGACGCCGAAGAGAACACGGTCACGCTCGAAGGCACGACGGCGGTGACCATCCGGGCGGTGGGCGCGATCAGCCTCGAAGCAACCCAAGTCACCATCGCCGGCCGCGTCGTGCGGCCCGTGCCGGATCCGATCTGAGGGAGGACGACGTGGCGCTACCCATCTGCATCGAGATTCCGGAGATCCCCGACCCGTTCGGGCTCACGCTGCCCGGCGGCGTTCAGATCGAGCGCATCAACCTGATGGAGGTGATCCAGCCCGCGCTCACGCCGCTGGTCCCACTGTTCGACATCATCGACACCATCGTCGCGGTCTTCAACTGCATCAAGGCCATCCCGGACACGCTCGGCCCACCACCGGACCGCACGGTGCTCGCCGCGTGCTTGCCCGACCTCGCCGAGAAGGTTGCGAAGCTGCTCAAGCTCATCCCGCAGCTCTCGCTGCCGCTGCTCATCGTCGGGCTCATCGATCTCGTCATCGACACGCTTCGTCAGGCGCGAAGCCTCCTGCTTCACCTGCAACAGCAGATCGTTCAGATCCTCGGCGCCATCGATCGCGCAACCAACCTCGAAGACGCCGGGCTGATGGCCATCGCCCAGTGCGCGCAAGCGAACGTCGCTCAGGAAGCCGCGAACGTCGGCAAAGCGCTCGCCAGTCTCGGCAAGCTCATCGGCCTCATCAACCTGTTCATGGGCATGGTCGGTGGTCCCGAGATCCCCGACCTCTCCGATCTCGCCGGGCGCCCGCTCGACGATGTCATCCCGCCCATCGACGCCCTCATCGAGACTCTGCAGAACGCCCGCGCGGCAGTTCCCGTCCCGTAGGAGCGAAGCATGTCCGACGAGCCTCGAAACCTCCTCATCCCGTTCCGCCGCGACAAGAAGCGTGACTTCGCGTCGGGCTCCGGCCCCGACCTGCTCCGCTCGAAGGTACTGCAGGCGCTGATGACCGCCGGGGCCACGCCGCGCTCGTCCGGTGAGCTGCCGTGGCGCACGGCCTTCGGGGCTGGCCTCGAGCTGCTCCGTCACCAGCGAAGTGACGCGGCCCTCGGCGAGCTGGCCCGCGTGCAGATCCGCGATTCGCTGCGTCGCTGGGTCCCGGAGGCCGAGCTCGTCAACGTCAAGGTCGAGCGCTCGGAGGCGACCCTCGAGCTGCGGGTGCGCGTCCGGGAGTCGGGGCGTGCTGCCGCTGTTCGGGACACCGAAGAGCTTGTCCTGGCCGTCTCCGCGTAGCTGTCCCCAGCAGGCACGACGGGCGCTTTGCCTCGGTGGAGGTTTGCGCGTTGGCCATCCTGCCCCCGAGCGTCGATTACACGGACAAGGACTTCGATGCCTTGCGGGCGAGGCTGATCGCGCTGGTGAAGAGCGTCTTTCCGGACTGGAGCGACTTCTCGGTCGCGAGCTTCGGGAACGTTCTGCTCGAGATGTACGCCTTCGTCGGCGACGTCGTCACGTTCTACCTCGATGCCCAGGCTCGCGAGTCACGCCTCGTCACGGCCACGCAGCGCAAGAACGTGATCGCGCTCGCGCGCATGCTCGGGTACCGGCTGCACGGAGCCAGGGCAGCGACAGCGGAGATCGCCTTCACCTTGCTCCGCCCGCCGATGGCCAACGTGATCATTCCCGCGGGCACGGTCGTCCGCACTCAGGAGGTGACCGAAGCGGTGCGCTTCCAACTCCTTGCGGATGTGGTCATCCCGGGGGGCAGCGATCCTCCTGTCGCCGTGGGCGTGGTCGAGAACTCGCAGACCCACGCCCAGTTCTTCGATGCGCGGGGACTGGCCGACCTCGATGTCGTCCTCGACCGAACGCCGTACCTCGACGGCTCGGCGATCGTGTCGGCGGCGAACGGACCCTACGTGGAAGAGGAGAGCCTCCTTGGCTCCGGTCCCAACGATCGCCACTTCCTTGTTCTCGTGGATCAGAATGACCGCGCGACGGTCCGCTTCGGCAACGGCACCAGCGGTGCTCCGCCCTCGGGAACGATCAGCGCCAGCTACAAAACCGGCGGCGGGGCGGCGGGCAACGTGGAAGCCGGCAGCCTCGTCGTGGTCGAGGGCGTGTTCAACGACGTGCACGGCCGGCCCGTTCAGCTCTCGGTGACCAATCCCGCGCCGGCCTCGGGCGGCTCCGATCGGCAGAGCGTCGCTTCGGCGAAGCTGCTGGCACCCGAGAGCCTCCGCACGCTCACACGTACCGTGACGCGCGAGGAATTCGAGATCAACGCGCGTCGAGTTCTCGGTGGAGCACACGCCCTGATGCTCACCTCGCGCGGCTGCTCGTTCCGCTGCTCGTTCTGCGTGCCGAACGCGATCAGCTTCCAGCGCGAGATGGAGCACCAGCAGCGCAACGACGGCCGCGGCGATCCACGCCCGACCCCTGCCGTGCTGTCCGTGATGATGACGAACCATGCGCTCGCTGTGCGTCTCCCGGGCCCCGGCGCGGGCGGATCGTTACA